AATTATTGGTAACTAACAAACCATGCACGCAAATCCCATGCACTAGATCATCATATATGACATCCCTCAATATGACCATATGCCATAAATCGATATGGTATACAGTCAGTTGAAGAATTCAATATGGCCTCCTCGAGCAGTAACTGTTCAGAAATCGGAATACCAAACTTCCAGGAGTAAAGAACACGATCATTATAGTTAATGACAGGTTTTTCAACCTTCATTGTTCTAAAATAATCAAATATCCACTTTTCCCACCAATTGGTTGTCCAAATGATGGAATCAGATGAATATTTCGTGAGCAACTTAAATCCAAGCATCCCAGCCACAGGTGTATTTTTACCCATGACATAAAGACTAGCAGCTTTGGATTTGAATAGTGATCTAAGTACAGATTCTTTAGCATTGATGTATTGAGCACCACATGACCAAAAAACCCTACCTATTTGTTCAGGATTGACAAGTAACTTAAGACTTTCATCACTAAATGTGTTTCCACAAAAAGTAGTGAACTGTATCTGATTTTCATACTCCATTTTTATACTGAAACCCAAACGAGCAAAATCAGAAGCCAATAAGTCAGGCTGTGATAATCCAAAAATTCCATCATCTCCTTCAACAAAACCATCGCATTCTATGCCCTTCTCTTTGCAAAGGAACAACATGTTCATAAGGTTCGAAAACCCATTGCAAAGTGAAGTCCATAGTTCGCCAGATAATCGACACCCAGTAATTTGATACTTAAAGTCTCGATTATAAAGCCGTTGGACCCTCTCCTCATTCCCACTAATGTAAGACTTAAGAAGAAGTTTCAACATGCCATAGTTATTTTGAAGAAAATAACGGAAGAATTGCATTTCCACAACTTTGACATATTCTATATTGAACGAAGATTCAAAAGAAGAATAATCTGTTTCCAAGATCCAATCCCAATTCTTTAACTGGACCAACCTCTTAGGAAGTTGGTCAACTGGTAGACCTTTCACAAAGTGTCTATCAGCATAAACTTGATGTTCAATCTTCTTAATATAAGGACCTAACAACGCTTTAAACGTGTCAGACCTTGAATTAATAAATCTCAAACATTTCGGTTCTGGGTAGAATTCCCTCTTACAGAATGCTTCTCCATAAAAGTCATTTTCTTTAAGATGAAATCCTTGCCTCGCCAGCTTCTTAAAGCAGAGACGGAGCTTCACTTTCCTGGCCTCATTGTAATGAGTACAAGAAAGCAGCCAATCCTCAAACAATTGCTCGTCATAATTAATGGCGGGTAAAGGTTTAAAGTTGGTCTTTAAATATTGCTTCACAAATTTCTTTAATTTTGGGAGCAAATTCAATTCTATGTTTGGCAGTTCTGGACAGAGTCTTTTCCTAAAGGCTAGTTCTAAATTTCTTTTTGATCTAGGATTCACGCAGAAGGGCACATCTAAAGTACCACCTCCAAAGCGAATCGCATAAGGATGTTCAGGAGTGACAGTAATCCCAACATCAATTTTGTTGACATCAGGATTTCTTATTGGCAATTTTAAGTCGGCATCCCCTTTAGGAAATAAATAAGATTCAGTATCTATACCATAGAGGTAGACTCTATGGCACAATGTCCAGCAAACGGGAATTGAAAATGGCACAAATTTATCATTTGTACCGTTATATCACTAGGATCTAGATTATCCAATGTGATAACGCGATTATCCCTTCCGTACACTTGCGTTAAATCCTCTTCCGAGACGTCAACGTAAATGGGCAGAATTGGTTTGGCACGATTTGTAAGAAAAAGGTATTGATTAAAAATTGCGTCACATGTAATTTGCACATTGTATGCATTATAGACGTAATCCTTCTTTGATTGTAAATGAGTAACCACCTTTTCCATACAAAACCTACCAATCCAATACACTCGCTCAACATACAACAATTTGCGATTCAGTTTAAATCGTAAATTCTTGAACATTGATTCGAAGTAGGGAAACAGAGCTATAGTAGCCGCGTGAACTGTGGGGAGGTGTACAAGGCCTATCTCGTCGATTCGAGAATACCCTATATCAACTTCCTCAGCTAATGGAGTGAAAACAAATCTTTCAACACCAAAAGTCTTAGATTTAGTACCAACTTGAACAGAGCCTAACAAACCCTCCAAATAAGCACTATATGGACTATCATATTTTACAATATTATAGTTCACATAATCTTTATGAGCAAGGCCGTCAAGCTTAGGACGAAGATCCAATGTAGTATCAGTAACGGTAGAAACGGAACAAATAGGCACAGGAGCAGGTCGTATTGTATTGACCAGACGATAAACTATTTCATTCTTTTTGGGAAAGAAATAGTATTGCACAGCCAATATCAGAGCAACAAGAA